CATCCGCTCGTCTACACCCTCAAGCCTATCAAGGCTACGTCGTGATAATTTAAATCCCATTGTATTCTCCTTACTTTATGCCAGCCATATAAAGCTTAACTTCAAGTTCTTTAAGTCTGATTTCCATTGCTCTGACTCTGGCAATGGCATCAGCCACTTCTGGCGGCGGTTCAAAATCGTCAATCCAGTCATCGTTTTCCTCAACCTCAATAGCCAACATCTCCAGGTTGTGCTCTAAAAAACTTAACCGCTCACTAATCCCAAAATAGGCCCAGACACTTACCGCTGTAGCAGCAACCAACGCTAGTAGGTTTTTGAGAGGTATCGTAAACTCTGAGCTTTCGGAAAGTTTGGTCATCACTTCCTCTTAAAGAAGGCTTGCGCCCCTCTCACACCGAAACTCGCTGAAATTGCAATTCCAAGGCTGTAAAAATACCAGTCTGGCGCTTTGTTAAGCTGCTCAAATCCACGATCAACCCAGCCTTCTGCGCCCGGTATCCAACATAAAATTAAGGGAATCGACAGAACAATTACGAAAAATTCGTCCTTCCAACTGGATTTTGCGCCTTCTGCCATAATGCGTTCCCAGTCGGCAACGCTTGTTTCTTTTGACATCAATATCTGAGCCTTGGCTTTGGCCTCGGTTAGCTTTAACTCTGCATTCGCGGCGTTCTTGTCCACTTTGCCTTGTAGCCAAGCGCCAGCGAGATTACTTACTGGGCCTATCAGTGCTTGTAGCATTTTTGTTCTCCATTGCATTGAACCCGAAATATGCAGCAACAACTCCACTAGCTGCCACGCAAAAGACACTTGCTATATCTGCAATAAGTTCAGCGGCTCGATCTAGGCCCACTAGAACGGCTATTACGATCACTATAGGGTAAAGCAGCATACCAGCAGCACATGCTATTGTAAGCCGCCTCTGCGTGTCTCTCTTGGCATCTTGGTCAGCCATGCGTAGCCGACGATCTTCCATCATCAACGCACGCTCATCCGCGTCGATCTTGCCGTTTGAGTTGAGGTCGTACTGTTCTTTTACCATCTAAGAAATACTCCGCTGCGCGTTTGTCTCGCGTTATTATAACAACTTTTCCTGATTTGTCATATACAACATACTGTCGCTTTTTATTCTGGTGTAACCTCAAAACAATATGTCACTGTATGCTGATTAACGATTAATACCTTGGCTTCATCTTTGGCGCTAATGCACTCGCTTCTTGAGCTAAATTGCCCCAACTCATAACTCGTTATGTTATTGTTGATAATATGAAACCATACCAACACCCACATCAGTAATTACCGTTACGCTCGTTGTATAGATACAGCACGAAAACTAAAGCGGATATGCCGCCAAGTAGTAACAGCCCAATGATAATTGTGTTGAGGCAATTATCGATGAACTCTTGCTTTTTATATACTAAGTCTCTTTGTATTTTTCTCTGCTCTGCTTCCATACGTAGAATTTCCTCCCAAGCAGACGGTCCATACGTCCAACTGATGTGATCTTTCAACTCCTGACGCATCTCCTTGGCTTTCTGTTTATGCGCCCATAGCTCAATCGCGTCAGTCTCAGTGTTGCTAAACATCTTATAGGCCGGAGGTTTAAGTGCGCGTTGCTCAAGGTAATCAAGATCAGACATGGCCTTTGACCACTGGCCTACAGTCCCGGCCATGCCACTAATATCCCGGCCTATGTCGATTGCTTGTTTAATCCCCTGATAGCTAGCACTCAAAGCTGCCATTATTGTTACGGGATCCATTTCATTAACTCATCTTTGTTAGCACAGCGACCAGAAGTGCAATGATCGAACCTGTAGCCGCCAGCATGATGGACTCCATCCTCTTCACGCGATTAAAAAGATCTCTAAATTGAATGTCCATTTGAGTCTTGATAGCCACGACTTCTTTCTCCAAGCCATCAATCCTTTCGTGCGCACTTGCAGCTGTTCTTTTATCCATGATCTATCTCACCACTAACTATCAACATCTTTATTTCCAACATTCAAAAATAACATCCCACTTGGAGTTTGTTAGTGCTGTAACCCCACCAGCTGTTTTGGTCTGTATAAAGACAGAGTTACCAGCTATTTGAATATTCGTGGCGTTGACAGACGCAGTATTGCCACGCAGTCCACCCCCTTCGTTATGTGAAGTCAGACAGATAACATCCCCAACAGCATAACCCAAATCTGTTGATGTACATACAATCTTGACTTCCCAGCGTGAAGGTACTGCCCCTAATCCGTGTGCAGCAGAAGTCACAGAAGAGGTAAAAGCAACCTGTGTTGTGAAGTCAGGCCCAGAAGCTGCTGAATATAATGCAATAATAGCAGCCTTTATCTTTGCAGGACTAACTAAACTCTCCGTTGTACCCGTGCCAGCTTGCCAAGCGCTTGTGGCTTGATCGCCTAGTAGACCTGTCTGACTTCCAGCAGTAGTAACGACCTGTGTGTCATCTAGTATTTTAAAGGCGTCAGCACTTTGGTCTAAATAGCCAATGTTGATCCAAGCATCATCAGCTTCGGCTCTCATTTTTAGTATGTTTGCAGAGGTGTCATACCAAAGCATATTCGCATATGTTGTGCTGGGCGCTGTCGTTCCCGACGAAGTACTAGCCAAAGCCTTTAAAGCATTATTGATGTCGGCTCTTGCATTCGATGATGTCTGGTTTGCAATATCAAAATCGTGTTGGCTCATGTTAAGCCCTTTCTATTAATACTCTACGTCAACACTAAGTGCTGTAACGGTTGGTGTATATGTACTGTTGTTGCTGCTTAATACAGCCTTAAACCTAAAGGCACGGCCCGTTAAGAAACCACCGTTTGCTAATTCATAAGAACCCCACGTCGGAGATCCAGAGGGATCGTCGCTTGTAGCTGAAACATACACTATAACAGACACATCACCAAACTCAGCAGTTTCGTTTGTCCATGTATCCCAGTTTCCGGGCCAAGTGTCCCAATTCTGAGGGATGTTGTCCCACAACAAAGTGCCCCCATCAAACTTTCTAGTGAATGTCCTTGCGCCTGTTATCCTAGCATTACGAACAGAGTTAGTGTCGATGTAAGCACTAAACAAATAATCACCAGTTGGCTCTGCTGCGCTTGTGTTGTCTATCTCTATTGCACTGCCAACCTTAATGACATTTGTTTTAGAGCCAGTGAAATTTGGGTTCTCTGTTTGTGTATCTGTTTGACCTAAAGCTGGAATTTGTGCAGGGGTAATTACAACCGTAGTTATATTCTCACTAAAGTTACCTTCTTTGTCGTAAGCCCTAATTGAGAATGTGCCTGATCTAGCTGGCACAGATGCAGACGTAGATGGTCTAGCGACCTTTTCAATAATAGTGGATGAGTTGCCCCAAGTAGCTCCCGTTGTGTTGGAGTTGTGTTTAATCTCATAATGGCTCAAGTCCGGGTCAGGAATAGGAGGCCAAGTTAAAAACAGTGTGCCACCAGAAATCTCTGCCAGTAGACTACCAACGTCTGACGGATCGCCAATGAATGCGTTAATCTCTTGATTGCTTGTTGTCTCAAAGTCACCTTTAATTCCAAAGGTATTAACAGCGCGAGCCCTAAAGTCGTAGGAATCTACCTCTAAATCTCGCACTTTAAACTCACCAAGCGGCCCTTGACCAAAAGCAGAGAAACTTGACTCACTTGCTAGCTTATACTCGACATCAACATAGTCGATAGCTTCGGGTCGACCTGATGTTACATTAACAAGTGCGATGTTTGAAACCTTTTGATTGCTTACTTTAGCTTGCGCAGATACGGAAATTCCTACGCTTGGAACATCGAACGGTGACAGAAGATTAGTGTTGTCTCTTTCGTAGACGATACCGTCACTAACTTCATCAAAGACAGACTCAGCAGTCTCCCGTAAAGTCATGTTAATCTGTAAGTCTAGGCCATCTGCCAATCCAAAGCTCCACGCTATTATTTGGAACTCTTTATTCGTCCATCCAAACCGTGTGTTGGTAATCCTTACATTATCCCCAACTTGCAGCTCTAGTGTTCTCAGGCCAAATGCTGCATTAACCGTAAGCTGTTGCCTATTAGCCTCTAGGCTAATTAGCGCTATACGCCTAGCCTCAATGGAATTGTCCGTGAATGGCAAGTCTACGTCAGCGACAGATTCTTGACTATTATCTGCTGTAAAAAAAGCTGAGTTAGTAACTTCTGGATAGTCAGTAACTTGCCAGTTAGACTCTGACCCACGGAAAGTACCTTTTACGGTGTTAAAGTTATTCCTGCGAGAATGTCGTGTACTTACGTTTATACCAGAGCGTAAATCATCGTCTGTTAAGTCCATCACTGGGTTTGTCCAGTAAGCAGGTTTCATACGCCACTTACCTTGAGCATACCACAGCGACCCACCCATACAGGTCAGTAGATCAGACAGAAGGTCGTAAGGTGTGAGTGCAGTAGTGAAAGAACCGTTGCAAGTGTACCGTGTCGTACTAGCGAGTGTGTTTGTCTGGTTACATACAGCAGCAGCACTGATAACTAAATCATCGTCAATATTAACTGACGCCTCATTAAGACCATAACTTGATGTTAAATAATCACGCAAACACAATGCAGGGTTATCAGACCAAGCCGTTGCCCCTGTTGATGGATTGTATAGTTTTTTACCTTTTACCGTCGAAGTTATTGTTGGGACGCCGTTTGGAAATTTATCGGCATCAAATGCAAGGCGAATATACATATATGCAATGCCGCGCAATCTATGCTCAGATGTCCAATTCGATGATTCGCTGACAAGAGAACTATCTGCATTTTGATCTGGGCTTCCATTGTGAGTTAGTATTCTGATTAAACCACTATATTTAGTCGGAGCGGTTACGTTGCCATCTCCGTCAAGCGTAACTACTTCATCATTTATATATATTTCTTCAAATGATTCCACTTCATGCCCGGCAACAGCGATAATTCTATGCAAATATTTATTATTAACGCCCGTTGCTTCATCAAATAGTATAACGCCACCAGTGCGCATTTTTCCGTATATAATCTGATGATCTAGTGCGGAGCCTCGCGTATTGACTTGATAGCCACGATTTGCTCCTGACACTCTGGGTTTAGGGGCTAATGCGTTTAAAGCAAGACCCATCGCTGTTGAGGCTAATGTATAGGCTAAGAAAGCATTGATACCCTTAAAGCCAAGAAATACCATCTTAGAAATACCGCCAGCACCAGCCGCCGCAGACGCAGCACCAGCCAAACCAGCTAATAGGGAAGCAGCCATCTCACAAGTCCTTCCTAAACGAAGTAGCAACCTTAGTATATCCAAGCCTTAGCATAAGACTGTCTATAGGGTTAAGCTCCGTCGTAATTATCTGTAAATTGTCGTAACCATCTTGCCTTAAACATTCTTCAGCAAACTTAATTAGTTTGATGCCAGTGAAACCTTTGCGATACGGTTTATCTAGAAATATAGTATCATTACTGAGAAGAACTTTACCTTTAGAGTGTAGGTTGGGACTAATGAACACGCTGAAGTAACCAACAAGTTTACCTTCATCACGACAAGTAAAAATAAGTAAGGCTTTCCTCTGTTCAAGTAACCGATAAAAGTCCCAGTCTGTGTCTAGTTCTTCTGTGTCACTGTTGTGTTGTACTTCTTCCCAATCTCGTTGAAGTAGTTCTGATACCTCACCCTCAACTTGCTGTAAAAACTCTTGCTGATACTTAACCACTTTTCCGACCCCAAGATATGTTTTTATCCTGCAAGTCCTCCACGAAATCTAAACCAAGATCGCCGGGGTATATCGACTTTTGATAACCCGACGTAAATCGGGCAACTCTTGCTCTCTCAAGGTCAATCAACTTATTTTCGACAAGTAGTTCAATGCTTGATGTGTCAGACGCTTCCGCAATATTCATCTGATCCATATAGCCAGAGAAAATACTGTTTAATCCTTTGGATGTGCTTTGCACCTCTATTTTGCTGCCATCTTGCAGCAATATGTAATCGCTATTCTCCTGTAGGATATTACCCGTAGTAAATGTACCGAAATATATATTGCACACACGGCCCTGATAAGGCTGGCTCAGAGCCAAGGAGATTACTTCGGAGGGTACACCAGTGAGGGTTATAGTAGCGCCTTTAACGGCCAACTCAGACGTTTCCTCTACAGTTGAAATATTAATCAACGTGCCAAGCCCAGCCCACTCAGTTCCATCAGCAAGGACTAGAGTGCCTTGACCTGTCCACATCCGTAGAACATTGTCTCCGTCAAACATTAGCTCTACAGCGAAAAACGGATGTACTGTATCTTCGTTGATGGCTTCTATTGTAAGTGCAGACAGGTCTCTGGACATAAGGTTTACTCCGCTTCAGCTTCTAAACTACTAGCTAACATTTCGATAAACTTCTCACGACCCACTGCAAGCTGGTCTACATTAAACCTAGCGTTGTCCAGTTTACGTCCAAGATCATTCACATGATTAAGCATAGTCTTTTGCTCATCAGTAAAGTCCTCAATGTTGTATTCTACGTCGTTGATTGTAATGAGGCTCTTTTCATTTTTACCCATGACAATTCTCCTTTTGGTTAAGTTAAGTGTTTGCTGCGATTGCAGCGTTTACAGCGGTCATGTCCTCTGTTGTCCAGTAGTCCTTTGCCACCATCAGTTCCAGATGCTCAACATTACGAGCAACTGTATCTGTCCAGTCAGCATCTTCCATGTCGTCTGGTTTGCCAGCGTTCAACAGATCAACCGAATGACCCATTGCCGTGTAGTTCTGTGCAATTTCTTCTGCTGTTAGTTCCATAGTATTATCCTTCTAATGCTGTTAGTCGTGCTTCAAGAGCATCGTTCTTTGCTGATAGTTCTTGTAGTGCTTTAACCAAGACAGGTATTAACGCTGCTTCTGCTACCTCTTGAGAGCCATCCTCACGGTCATCCCAAAGGGTAAATCCGTCTTTGATCTCAGGGTGGGCATCAATAACCGTCTTGACCTCTTGAGCTATAAAGCCGTGATTCGTGCGGCTGTTCTTAAACACATCCGTTGAACCTTCTTTGTAAGCATTAAAGGTATCAGGTAGCTCACCTAAGTTTTTATACTTAAATGTGCGAGGTGTTAGATCATTGATGAAGCTCAGACCCGCTGTGGCATCAGCAATGTCTTTCTTGTAGCGTTCATCTGATACGGTTGACCAAGTTGCAGTGCCGTGAGCCGCACGGATGTCACTACCTGATTGCCCCAGAGTTGTGTACCCACCAGCACAAGATAGATCATAACCTAAACCACTAGCATAGTTGGAATCAGCTGCACTGGTTCTACTAAAATTACCAACTATGATATTTGCGAGACCTGTCGTTGTTGGGGTAGGAGTGTAATTACCCGTTTGACGACCAATAAAAGTATTGTGGTTACCTGTGGTAATACCACCTCCTGCCTCATAACCCACTGCCGTGTTGCTTGCCCCAATGGTATTTGCATATAGAGCAGTGTATCCAACTGCTACGTTGCTACTTGCGGTGGTGTTGGAGAATAAAGTAGCGTATCCAAGTGCGGTATTACTAGCACCAGTGGTGTTATTTTTAAGAGCGTAAATGCCGAATGCTGCGTTGGCAGTTCCAGTAGTATTGAGATACGCAGATTGATGCCCAACGGCAGTGTTGGTTCCTCCAGTAGTGTTAGAGAACAAAGACAGATAACCAACAGCCGTGTTGTAGTCTCCTGTTGTGTTTGTATAACTACTTTGGAATCCCACACTGGTATTGAAATTAGCTGTTGTGTTAGATTGAAGTGCTGAACCTCCAACAGCCGTGTTGTAAGAGCCTGTTGTGTTAGATTTAAGTGCTTGCGCTCCGAATGCGGCTACGTTGCCAGTAGTATTGGCGTACCCAGCCTCATACCCAACAGAAGTGTTGTAGCTGGCGGTGGTGTTGGATTTAAGTGACCTACTTCCTAAAGCTACGTTGTAGTTTCCTGTCGTATTTTCAGTTAAAGACCAATAGCCTAACGAGGCATTTTCCGAACCTGAAGTGTTAGCATCACCAGAGATATTACCAACAAAAGTATTCTGTGCGCCAGTAGTATTAGCATACCCAGCCTGATACCCAACGGCGGTGTTGTTACTTGCGCTGGTGTTGGAGCCTAATGCACTAGCGCCCATCGCTACATTCCTAGCGCCAGTAGTATTAGCCACCAATGCGTCATCACCCACTGCTGAGTTGTTAGCACCAGAGGTATTAGCCTCAAGCGCCTGATCTCCAACCGCCGTGTTGTTATTACCTGTATTGAGT